TACCTGATCCATCTGAATCGGTGTACAGTTCAAACGATGTAGTGCTGGTTGGTTTGATTAGATACTTGTTACCGTTCAACTGAGTCATACCACCCACATCGTTGATCTCAAGTTTGCCTTGATATCGATTAGTATTCAATGGGAATGTTACTGTGTGAGGTGAAGGGTTGGTGAACTTCAACAACTCACCTGTTGTGATCACAACTGGATTTGTCTGTGTCGCACCAGTAATTGTATTCTCTGCTGTACCACCGTCTTCTGAGAAGTTTTTGAGTGCTCCGTATTGAAAGTTGTTGTATGTGTCAGTCAGATCTGTTTCGTATCTTCCCGCAAACATTTCTTGTAATCTTGTCAGACCACCTTCGTATGCACTGTCGCCAGCGGTTGGATATGAATACTGCACGTTGGTGTTTGGGATATCTGTCCAGTTACCGTGGTTCAATACAGAATTGACCTCTGCTTTGAGATCAATGACTGCGACCAAACCATTCGCCGCACCCGATGTCTGATCGAATCCGAATGCACTAATAGATGTAGGCATAAACAATGCATGATCGACTCGACCATCTGATAATACTTCTTTCGGAGACATTGAGAACAAATACTGCCAGTCACTATCGATGTTTGCGGTGACTGTTGCGTGTGTTGATGCGTATGTGGATGGTTTACCGAATTCAGTTGGTGTCAGCTCTGTCTCTGACCATACTGACTGTGCCCACGTCTCAATGTAGAGTGAAGTGAGTGGTGTACCTGCCGACTTGATCGATGTACATGAAGGCAACGATGCAGTCTGCGACATTGCGACTGTTTCAATGTTACCCGCATAGTAGGTGTGCATCACGATACGAGTACCGTTCAGATATGTACCGAATCGAACACGACCCGCACCATGCCACTGAGCATCAATCCAGTATTGGTTGTTCTTTTCGAGATCAAATGTCAACTGTGACCTACCACTACCGTCGAGTTTATCGCCGTTGAAATCGTCTTGTGGAATAATCGTATTGGTTACTGTACCACTGGTCTTTGTACGAATAACAACACAGAACCCTTCATTGGTTGTTGATGCAGTACCCTTAGTGTAACCGTCTTTTCCTAGTTGAAAAAAGAACCCGTTGTCTGCGTCGAATAGACCCCAACGACGGTACGCACCGTTTGTGCCATCACCAGACGATGGTGAGTTCAGTAAGAATGTGCCCTGCCATAAGTGTGAAGAGCCTGGGATATATGGGTGATAAGTGTTCGATGTGTTACCCGCAAATGTTGCCCCAGTAACAACCGTATGATCAAATCCGACCTTTACAGATTTTCGAGTTTGATCGTAGTCAATATAACCACCGTCGATCTCTACGGGAGAGAAGTTATCCGTAACCTTTGCCTCACCACCAAACACATAGTTACCCAGCATTGTCGCACCAGAAGTACGCAACTTACCCCATGCGTCTAACTGTGGTTGACCTTCTGCGAAACGAACATTGGCTGAACCTTGGTTGTCAACATCAAGACCGTATTCGGGGTTGTCATAACCCATGATATTTTGTGCGGGGATGTAGACATCATAGAATGACTTAACATCGGCAATGTTTTCTAATACATCATCGTCATCAATATCAAACTGAATTTTTGCACCGGTCTGAGGTTCAAGATTTTCAAACTTTGCAGCTTTATTGTAGTGTACTGCAAGAATACCAGTACCATCACCTTTGTCGTAAACACCATGTACATGAACCATTCCGTTTCCGCCGAAGCCTGCAATATTATACATTTTACCGATCTGCCACTCATAACCTACAACGGCATCGTAATTGCCTTTGTTTTCGAATTCGATTTCGGCAGTGTGAATCATGTACAGACGGTCACCAGTGCTTTCTGGTGGTATCCGTGTGAATCTCTTATCTCCAAGTGCCATTTATTTTCTCCGGAAGAATCTCTATTAGTCTATTTATACATTTACTACGCTGGGTCTCGATAGTTTCTGTCACCGGTCTGCGATATAGGGAATGAGTTCGTGGTTGATGTGATCTCATTGTTTAGGGATAAAATTGCATTGCTACCCGTTCTAAACACCAAGAAATCAAGAATCTCTCCATCAGACACATTGAAGTCAAACTTAGCTCCAACTTTTTCTACTGTTACAGTCTTAGAGTTTGATCCAGTAATTGCAGACCCAAACGCAGAAGTAAATCCAGAAGAAGCCGTCTTGGTAATTATTGAAGATCCAGTAGGTGCTGTAGGATCAGCGTCAACTTCAAATTCGTCAAACAACTGTAATGTAGGATTGTCTGCGTCATCTCGTACTACTACTCTTATTTTATCTCCATCCGATAATGCAGTCCCGTTCGTGACGGCCGTGGTGTTTCCGTCTCTCAAGACACCCGCATCTGTGAATGCGGCGGTGCCAACTGCATCGATGGTTACAAATGCACCTCCAGTATTAATCTGAAAATAGTTTGTACCATCACCCGTAAAGGTGTTTGCACTCACAGTTTCAGTTGATGCAATAGTAGTGATACTTGGTGCTGGTAATGTAGTTGCAGAGTATGGTGATGGATTATCTAATACTCGTATCTCTGAGTTACCTAAAAGGCCTGAAATAGTAGTTGTAATTGACGCTACAATATTAACTGTACCAGTACCACTTATCTCAACCGTAGGAATAGTCGAACCACTAACCACATTAATTGTTAATGTGACATTAGATGTGAAGTTTACTGCAATTGCACCACCTGCGGTACTAGAAATTCCATCTCCTGCTGTTTGTGTCCCATAACCGGACAATGTGTTTCCAGTAAAATCTACGGAAGTTGTTGTACCAACATCACCAATGTCAATTGCATTGGTTGTTCCAGAAGTTCGAGTAAAAGTACAACCCGTAATGTTTCCTATCGTGGTTGTGCTTGCTAATACTGCCGATGTTGTCGCGGAGGTGTCGGTGAATGAACAATCTGTTAACGTGTTTCCACCTGTTACACTAACTCTTCCTGAAGAATTGATAATACAGTCGGTAAGGTTTCCAGTTACGTTTGGTGTAGTGACCGAAGTTAATCGAAGTCCCGAAGAATTTGATGCTATGTTTGCAGTGGTAACGGTGTTCAATGAGTTGTCATTAAACGTCGAAGTTCCAGTGTTTAAAGTAGTTACATCATTGAAGACGGCTCTAATAATACTTTGACCACTTGTAAAGGTAACCGTTGTAGCATTATTAATAGATCCAGAAGTCATACTAAACGAAGTCATGTTTGACATGTCAACCACAAGAGTAACCGTGCCTGTACTTTGAATGTTGGTACCTGTAAAAACTGCTGTACCTGTCCCACCTAATGTGTAACTATTTGTTCCGTTTAATGTTTCGATAAAGGTGAGACTTTCTTTGTCACTGTTTCCTGTAGTAGTATTGATATCAATGTTATGTTGTGCAAAAACAACATCTTCATAGGCTTGTAAAACACCATTGTGAATGTCGGCGGTGATGTCGTTATCATGACCCTCCAAAAACAGAGTATCACTTACTGTGGTTCCAATTAGAGTTATTCCATCACCAACATAAGCCGCATCCCAGAAGTTATTATCAACTGCTTTAATGTTTACGTTTTGAACAATAATATTATAAGATACATCGGATAAATTATTTGTGGGAACGTTTAATGTCCCAGCACTTAAATCCAAAGCAATAGGAATAAATGTTTGTAATGTAACCTTTTCTGATCCAGTAAAATCTGCCAAAAAATCGAAATTTGCTGTTCCTGACGCACCATCGTTTACGTCAACATCAAGCGAAGTTAATACTGCGGCAATCGTCGTAAAGAAATTGAAAATAAGTTGAGAACCAGATGGAATACTTGTTAATGTGCCAGTATACGTAATCGAAACGTTTTCGTTTTTACGTAGTGCCGCAACAATACAGTCGGTTCCCTCGATGTTCGAACCGAACCCTTCTAGTCCGTCGTTGGCACCACCCCAACCACCAGTAGTGTCGGCGTCGTACCATTGAACCATTTCCTTGACACTACCTCCGGTACCAAACGTAATTGCCATTACTCAGTTCTCTCTGTGATTTCGGTTTCAATTAAAGTTTTGGCTGAGTTTAATGCTTCTATTTCAGAATTATATTCATGGTAAGTTCTCTCGCCATTTTTTAAAACTTCAATGACTAGCCCATCGACAGTGATTCTTACTCGTTCTCTGGCCATCTCATCCCTCTAATATTTGTCTGAGTTCTCCGTCCAGACCTTCGTCTAGTTCCTTTTTAAAAGCAATACAATCATCAAACTTAAAACGATACTCAACACCGTCTGACCTTTCGCCAACAAAACGAATCGTGCCGTCATCGTTATATTCTATTTCAGGATCGGGAAGTATGTTGCACGGTAGTCTACCGTCTTGCACGACAAAGAGAATTTCGTCGGGTGTTTTACCGATTACGTCGGCAGCTTGTTGTAATGTTAATTCCATAATCTATCTCCAAAAAAAATAGGGGGGAGAATCCCCCCTTATCACTTATCTATATTATGCTGGGTTGTCGTAGTTTCTTTCTACCGGAGACACTACTGAGATTGCGTTGGTGTTCTGTCGAGTGATTCGAGTGGTAGTTTCTACCCACTGACCTGTCGCAAGACCGATAGCGCGAACATTCACTGTAAATGGTTGTTCAGTTTCACGGTCTTTTTGACTGTTGTTATCGAATGCATAACTGATATTGAATCGATTATCACCGTCCAGATTAGCAGGAGCAAGAGTCGATATTCCAGCCTGTGCAATGTTGTTTTCCGCAGTCGCACCAGCAGAGTCAAGAAGCAACGCAGCAGGTGAGTTAATTGGGTGAGTGTAAATTCCGTCACCCGCAGTGCTCAATGTTCCGTTTTCTGGAGCAACTGTGTCATCAATTGTGATCGCAGCAAAGTTGGTCGAATCGAAGATAGTCGTAACTTTCCAGACAATATTGTGGTTTGCACCAGTACCCGCATTCAGGTGAGACCTGAAGTACGCATTTGCTTCTGTGGCTGGGTCTAGGCCTTCTGGTGTACCAGTTCTCAACAATGGAGTTGGACTTACTGCACCATTCAATGTAAAGTTTGCAGAGTCTTGTGAACCATTTGCACCCACATCACTAATTACGATAGAAGTTGCAATCTCTGCACCCACTTCGTATTCTCGTGTACGATCGTAGTACAGGAATACTTTTGCGTCCGCACTGTCATCAAGAATGTCCTGAGAGAACGATACCTGAATGTTGGTAGAGAATGGGAAACGCTTCAGAGTTGCAGTTGCACCAGTAGGCAACAACTGAGTATTGTTAATGTCATCAGCGTTAATGTTGAGGATTGCGGTACCAGTTTGAGCACCAGACTGTTCGATGTTGGTTACCTGCTTAGTTGTCAGAGTGTCACCAACGAATTCTAGCAGTTCGTCCGCTAACTTACCTGACAGACTTGTTGAACCCAATGCGAGGTCAGAATCCTGACGCAACTGATACTGTACCCATGCATACAGTTCTGAATTTGTCAATGGAGTAGTGCCGTCAACACCTGATTCTGAAGTAATCTTGACACCGAAGTCCTGAGAACCACCAAAGAGGTCTTCCGAATAACCGAATGTAGATGAAGACTCATCCGTTGAAAGATATTCAATTTTCGAACCATCTCGACCTGAACTGTTTGGAGCAGTATACTTCTCACCGGCAGCACGAGCAGCTCCGATAATAGCATCACTGAACTGTGGAGATGCTTCTGTACCTGTACCAATGATTTTTAGGTCATTGTTTTCTACAAGAGGGAATCGTTGAGTGTTGTATGGTAATGTTGATCCAGCTACCAAACCAATGTCGACTGTGTCAGTCTGATCAAATGTCTTACCTTCTTGACGAATGAATAGACGCAGAACATTTGTACGGTAGTCAAACGCAGAAGAGTCTAAGGTTTGAACCGCTTGGTTTACTTCGCCAGGGAAGTCATAATCGGTTGGCCCTGCGACTGAGACACCAGTTGTGGCGTTAAACCAACCGTAGTAAACTTTATGTTGGTCACCGGCGTCGTCTTGGTTCTGGTCACCGTCGATATTACCCAAAGAAATTGTACCAATGTACTCACGCAACTGTGTTGCATCATCGGTACCAAATTCTCGCCATCCCGCAGTACGAATTAATGAACGAGATGAATCGTCAGCAGGTGACCATCCATAACGCCATTCGAACTGTTCTGGTGTAATCGCAACCAAGGGGAAAGGATATGCGATGAGTGATTTACTGTTAGGATCATCCTTCCACTCTTCTTTTAAGAAAGAATAGAGTGCCTGAAGTGTGACACCTGTTTCGTCGAGTGTCGGCCCTTTAGGAGCCGCAGAATTGTTACGAATCTTAATTGTTCGTAAGGCAGTGTCGATATGAATATTCTTACCAGCGGAATCACCACCGGTGTCGAATAAATTATCGGGATCTGTAATTGTTGGCATTTAAGTTACTCCCAAAGAGTCTGTTATTGTTTTTACTACGATTTATTTATAATTAAGAGTAAGTGAAAGTAGTTCGGTCAGTCCAAATATTATTGAAATTTGCGTCACCATCTGCCCATAGTATATTGAAATCATCACCGATTTCTTCAATGCGTTTGATGCGCCACTTTGCCTCACCCTCACCGGTTCCTGGCTGTGCCTCACCGACATAGGTATAGACTCCGTCCACATCAATCAATCTGTTGTATTGAACTTCCAATTCTGCTTTCAACCTATCCAAAACGTTTATGAAAGAATCCGCAATGAACTTACCAGTTGCGGGATCGTAAATAAGAATCGCATTGTCTACGACTCCTTTCAGTGCGGCCTTGTCAACATCCGCATTGTCTACTAATTTGTATGAACCACCACCGCCAAGAGATGCGAGTGAGGTCTGTAAATTCTTTAACTGTCGGTCGACATTCTTATTGACCGTTGTCTGTTGATCGGATACCTTTTTATTGAAGTCTTTGAGAAGTTCTTCGAATCTTGGTTCGTAGTCCGGAGCATCCTTGCCAGAATCGCCTTTGTCACCTTTTTCACCTTTGGGGCCTGCGGGGCCTTGTGATCCGACATCTCCTTTCTCTCCCTTCTCACCTACTGGGCCACGCTCACCTGTTTCACCTTTGTCACCGGTCTCACCACGATCACCTTTGAGACCCTGAACCCCGTCGAGACCACGTGGCCCCTGCTCTCCTTTCTCACCGCGTTCTCCCTTTAGTCCTTGTGGGCCTTGTTTACCTTCTGGGCCTGGGAGACCAATCTCTCCGCGAACCCCTTGAAGTCCCTGTTCTCCGCGATCGCCTTTTTCTCCGCGTTCACCTCTATCTCCCGCATCGCCCTTACTACCGTCAAGTCCACTAGGGCCTTGTTCTCCTCTGTCACCCTTTACTCCCTTATCACCTTTGGGCCCTTGTTCACCACGTTCACCACGAGCACCTTGAGGGCCGCGTTCACCACGATCCCCCTTTGGCCCTTGAATCACACGGACTTCATCGAGAAGATACATTAACTTCTCTTCTAGTCTTTGTATCTCTCTTTGCGTGTGAACTAAATTAAACGCAGTAGAGACTGTATCAATCTTGCTCATTTAACTTCGCCATGTACCGTGTCAATTCTTCAGTCAGTTCATCATTATTAGAGGGTATATAACGTTCTTTCTTTTCTTTGGGTTCGTCGTCGGGGACAACCTTCACCGGCATTGGTTTCTGTTCTTTTGGTTCTTCCTCTTCGGGTTCTTCTTGTGGATCAGGCACCTCACCAGATGAAATCTCACCTTCCATCTCTTTCTTCATCTGCTCCATGTCGTCATCTGACAGACGCAGAATGTTACGCATAGCCCACTCTTTGGAAATATACTCTCCAACGAATCCGACCATCTCATTGAGTAGACCCGCACGTTCACGGTAGATTTCCATCTCCTTGAGTTCTGTAAAGTGATTATCCTTTACATAGTCAATGTAGATGTCGTCTTTCCACTCTTCCCAATCTTGTTCGGTGATGATACCCTTGAGCACAAGTTGCTTACGTAGAATACCCAAGAACATGGTTGCAAATCGTCGACGCAGTCGGTCAACAAACTTCTGGAACTTTACTTCGTCTCGCGATATCTCAGTAGATCGACCAAGAGAGAATTGTGCTTCCTGTTCCAAACGGTTCACTGGGACATTGAGTGATCGATATAATCTCTTTTGAAAATAAATGATGTCATCGATCTGCCCTAGATTATCGCCGCCTGGCAGTGTTGAGATCTCTGTACCTCGTCCACCTTCACGTCGGGGTAACCAAAAGTCTTCAAGCATGGACATATGCTTACGGTCATCTTTGAGTTGACCGGTGTTCGCATCATAAACCAACTTGTTACGATACTTGGTCATGATGTCTTTCATGTATTGATCCGCCTTACCACGTGGTAAGTTACCTACGTCGATGTAGAAGATACGACGTTCTGGTGCACGTGCAAGACGATAGATGACAAGACTGTCCTCCATCATACGCAACTGGTTGATGGGTTTCAATGCCTTGTGCAAGTGTGACAGTATTTTCTTTTTCGATTCGTCAAGTACGCCCGATGTAATGTAACTAATAGCGTCGGTTGCAATTCTCACAGAACTTGTGGACGAACCAGGCTTCTCATCGTAAATATAATACTCTTCAATCTTATCTACAACTTTGACGTTAGATTTAGGGTCTTTCTTGTACTTGACTTCTTTGACTTTACGAATGCGTGATGCATCGATGTGACGAATCTCCTGAATACCTGCTTTCAGGTTTGACTCATTTACGAGTAGGTGATGTACCACTCGACCGTCCACATACCATGAACGGAATATATCATGTCCCATATCGTTGAACTTTAACATGGACACAATACTTTCGAATTCTTGTCGTATGACATCTTTGATCTTGTCGGGAGCTTCAATCTCATCAAGAGAGATCTCGACCGATGATTCAAGTTCGGATGCGACGACGGCTTCGTTGACAATCTCTTCGATTGCCATATCAACTTCGGGATGTTGTGCAACACCGCGATATCGCATAATCAATTGGTGATTATCTTTTGCCTGATCACCTTCTAGGTTAATATATTGACCGTAATAACCCGCCTGTGCTGAGGTATATCCCGCACCATCTGGATCTGTTGGTATTACTGGAGACGCAAGTTTTTGAGTGCCCGTTTCTTTTTTACCAGCACGTTTGATTTCGAACCCAAATAATTTGAGAACATTACCGTTAGTTTCTTCCGCCATACTATTTCCTAATGTTAAAAACTGGGGAACCCGAAGGTTCCCCTGTATTTAGAGACGTTCTAAGTTATGCCCTTCCAGGCTTAGAATCTGTAGTAACTGAGTTACCATTAACTGGGACATCTACCCAATACTGATAAGCAAATTCTACATCAAATGTCTCAATTTCACCGGTTGTATCATAACTCAACTCGATAGGACTAATCGATGATGGATATGCACCAACAATGTTACAAGCCTTAATGACAGTACCTTCTTCGGGTGCTGAACCGGGCCCACCTTGTTGTCGATCCAATTGTTCTACAATAAGATCTTTTTGGTATGAGCCTGGATCTAGCAATCCAGTGTTAAAGGCGTGACCTGCCATCAAACTCGACCATCTTTCGAATGCGTTACGAATTTTAAAATCCGTATCATTCAAGATTGTCACTGTCCAGTTATCGAATGTTCTTTCAGCGGGCATTTTTAATATACGACCACGGAAAGGAACTTCGAACTGACCAACTGTCGAGCCTGGTAATTGTGCAGTTTTACACAAGAACGATGCTTCATCAACCTCACCACCCACTGTTGTACCTTCGGGGAAAGAGAGAGTGACCTTAAAGAGATTGGCGCGAGCGCCACCGCCCTTCAACTTCGTCTTAAAGGTATCAATACCTAAGTTTGCCATTTTTTATCTCCTTATATTACACCGAGCACTTCTTCGAAGTCTACACCGGTTCTAACCGCAACAAAGTTCAATTGAACGAAGTTGACAGACCGTGCAGGTTTAACGAAGACTGACGCGACGAATTGATTTGTGTCGATAATGTCGGGCGTATTATTTGTTTCATCACAAACAACACGGAAGTCCGAAATACCTCGACGACCCTGAATGTCCCGCAAGAACGGTTCGATAATACCTACGAATTCTGCACGAGAAAACTCATCGTTGAATTCGAATAGAACGTTCTGTGCAGCACCTTTAATCGCACGTTCCATGATCAAGAAGAGTCGACGGACGTTGATGCGATTAAATGCTGAAGGCTTCCCTAAGAAAGTCTTATCCCCATATAGAATGATACCTTGGCCTGGGAGATTAACGATTGGGTTAACATCCGCACGATACAATGTATCACGTTGTGACTTGGTTGGATTCCATGCAAGTGATGAAGTACCCAAGTAACGACCACGACGACCACCCGCTGGTGAGAACCAAGGAGCAGCAACGTTGTCTGTATTTGCCATCAGTCCAGCAGTAGATGATGCAGCAGGAATGAACTCATACTTGTCATTGTACTTATCATACACCTTGATATAGTTGTTGTCAAGCACTAAGTATGAAGATTTTGTCAGACCTGAAGCAAATGAAGTAATCGATGTAGTAGGAGTTGATTGTCCAACAACCGAAGTGCGGTCTGGTGATGCAACTACCACGCAGTCTTTACGACCTTCTGCAATCGATACCAAATCGTTGACTACTGTTTGTTGGTCAGCAGAAGCAGCCATACCAGGCGCGATCAACATGTCGACCTGAATAGTATTTTCATCTTCGAATTCTGCATATGCATCTGTGTAATCACTCGCAGTGAGGTCGTTTGAGTTTACACCACCCTTGAAACCTAATTCAACTGCGAGGTCATTTGCAACAGCAGTAGCACCACCACCATGAGTAGCGTAGGTAAAGTCGATGCCAGTCACTCCAGTAGAGATTGGGCCAATTGTTGGGTGAATGTTTGTACCATAAAGGTATGCAGATCTTTCAGTCAAGACATCGTTGACGTAGTTCTTTCGACCATCGTCTGTTTTAGCGTCTGTAGCAAGAGAGCAATTTGGGAATGTTTCTAAAACACCATTTCGGTTACCAGTGATCAATCCACCGCGATCGAGAACAATAACGTGACATTCATCAAAAGCTGCTGAACCATCTGCGGAAAGATTGGCAACATAAGAAGATGTGCCTGGGGCCGCATCGAATCGATCAGCGTATTCCCAAGATGCAAAACTGACTGAGTCAGCAGCACAAAGAGAAACACTGATTGAGTTACCAAGTTCACCAGCATACTTCGCTACAGAGAATGCATCAGTAAAAGTGATGTCATCAAAAGCCTCGCGATTAGCAATCTGTACAGCAGATTGTTCGACAGTCGCAGTAGCATAGTTTTCTGAGTCTACTACAACCGCGTTTAATGCATCAGATGTCGCAGTACGAACCACAAAAAGTGAAGATGAATATTTTAGAAATTGATTAGCTGACAGATAATCGTAAGAATTAAGACTGTCATCTAAGTCTGGAGCACCAAAAGTTGAAGCGAGTTCCCCTTCGTTACCGACGAGAACTGGTTCATCGATGGGGCCCCAAACAAAGTTTCCTACAAACGCTCCAGTAGAAGAAGTTACCGACGGTAAGGTACCGGATAGATCTACCTCTCTAATGGAAACGTTTGGGGATTCGGACTTTAAAAGAGCCATAATCGTATCCTTTTATTCGTTGAGTTATGATAAGTGACATAATACGGTAATTTTCTTCAATGCATTTATTTATAATTTAATATGTTTCTAGGTTGTGATCCCAAGGTATCATCCATCCCTTGTTTTTCATTTCCTCTTGTGCTTCGATTTCATCAATGATGTCTTGTGCATCGTCAATGAATCCGAACGGTATCATGTCTTTCTCAATCTCCGCCATCTGTTGTTCGAACATCATTTGTTTGATATTCACATCGGTCATGTCAGTAAATCTTTGAGTAGAAATAAAGAATCCAAACATCACGAGATTCATCATCAAATCGTCGTGGTTTCCATCACTCGCTTCATACGACTGTCCCTTTGCAACAAAGGTAGATATCTCCATGATGGTGTCTTCATCAATCACCTGCAACTTGTTCTCTTCGAGTAGATCCTTGATACCCGAACAACCCAAACGCTTAACCTTTCGGTTCATCTCAATACCGATTGCGTTTTTCTTGAGGGCAGATTCTAGGTGAATGTTTTCATATTCAAAATCATGATACAGACCGTTGCACACAACTTGTCCAGCATCATTTGACTCCACTATCACGTATGCGTTGTTGTAGGCTTTCGCAATTTTATATATAATATCAGGGAAGAGTATTGGAGAGATACGATTGTTCCGATACACTGCGACCTGTTTAAATGGTCGTGTAGTAACATCAATCACCGAAAAGGTGCTATAGTCCAACCCTCGACCCTTCGCTACATCGACGGTCATTATGTAATCGTGTTTTGGTTGCGTCTCATCGTAGACCTTGAGGTCTCCGCCTTCTAAGATTTTCTTGGGTGGCATTGCACGGAAGTTGAGAAGAGTCTCTGCGTTGATCAGTGTGTCACCGGTACCGAAGAATGTGTTACCGAATTCCTGATCGAACTGGTGATTACTCGTATTC